GCCGCAATTCGAGGGAAGGTCGAAGAGCGGCTCCGCTTTCTTTGATACTTTTGTTCGCGAGATACAACCTCGGAGGCTAACCCGAGCAATCGGATTCTAGCACCGGCTTTGAAGGAGAAGCAAGACCCTATTTGCCCCATCGAGTGACTACCATTAAATGACCCGAAATATCGCCTTGTTTTAAACCGACGCCGCCAAGAAGATCAAGCCGGCCGAAGGAATAGCCGGCCCACGCCGTGACGTTTTTCGGGTTCTCGATCGAGGTTTCCCAGGACGCGCCCGCGAGATAGCGAGAGGAGCTCCCCATCGGAGCGACCGGTATTGAACTGCTCGCGCTGTCCTTCGTGGTGACGACCGCGTCCTTATAGATGGTCCGCTCGATAACGCGCTCGCCGCCTGGTTTCTCGACGACGTGCTCGACGATCCGGACCGGACCGGCGACGCGCTTGATCGCGGTCTTCTCAATGACGGCCGGATGCTCGTACATCGAGAGAGTCTTCTTCATTTCGTTGCGCGAGACCATGACGAACGAAATCGCGAGGACGTTCGCTGTCAGCAGAAAAACAATGACGTGGTTCTTCGTCAGAGGATTAAGAGCTAGGATCGCTTGGAGCAACCTTGTCCTCCTTTTTCCCGAGCCACTTGTCTCCGAGCGTACCGCCGCCGATAAGGACGGTCGACATTCCGACGCACGTTATCCATTGGTTCCCATCGATGCGATGAATGACGATCAAGACGGTCGCCGTAATGAAGACCCACATCCCGAAGCCGACCTTCCGCGAGTCCTGCAAAAACAGGACCGAGAGAAAGCGGCCGGCTCCGTACCGGAAGCGATCGCCCCACGAACGGAAGACCGGGGTCACCTAAGCGATCCCCTCTAGCGAGGAGTGAAGCGCGACGAGCTGGACCGCGTATCTTGGATCCGTCGCGTAACCGCCTTCCTGTAAGCCCTTCGCGAATCCTTCGAAGTCGCCGGTCTTCGCGGCCGCGAGAGCCTTCGCGTATCGCGGCGTGGCGAGGTGAGCGGCCCAATCGCGGAGGCTTGCTTCCCACGTCTCATATTTCCGGAAGTATCGCCACACTTGGAGCTCTGACCCGCCCGTCGCCGTTTTGTGCTTCTCAAAAACATCGCCCTCGAATTCCCAATAACGAATCTGCTCGGGCGGTTTAGGAGAGCACTCGCGAGTAATAAATTTCACCGTCGGAGAGTTCGCGGCCATCCATGCCGGATTCGCCGTAAAGCCGAAGAGGTTGTTCGCGGTCACGGTCAGCTTAGAGAGACCGCATCCGGATTCGTGCGCGGATTGAGTCGCCGCAAATATCCAAGGTATCCCCGTTTCAGATTCGATCTTGAGCGCGTCCGCTCTAATCTTCGCGAAGAAGTCAGTCAGTTTTGGAGTCATCCGGTCCCCCTATTGGTTCGTCCTTAAATTCGTCGTGCCTCTTTCCTATCCCACATACCGGACAGACAAATTGAATTCCCATCGCCTCATTCTGAGTGACTACCATCGCCGCTCCGTCCGTCGGGCATTTCCTGGTTACTGGCTCCATTGTCGGTCGCCTCCGTTGGCGTCGCGACCGCTTTCGGCCGGCGTTTACTCGTCTTCCCCGAACGCTTCTTTAGCGGCCGTGATTCCTCGGTTTGCGCTTTGAATAATTTTTTCAATGGCGGCTCGATGCGGTCGAGATTCGTGAGTACGAGCGCGATCGCTGAGACAATGGCAACGGCGACGGCCGTCTTGAACTTCCATCGATTGTCGAGGTCGTGCTCTTCGATCCCCGCTTTCTTTTCGAGCGCCTTTAACCGGATGAGAATCCCGCCCTGCCCGAGATGGTCCGGCATCATAAGACGACGGAGCTCGCTTACGCCCACCGACAGGTCGTGCAGGTCGCCCTTGATTCCATTGTCGTCTCGGTCGCTCGGCCGTCCTTCGAGCATTTCCCTGATCGTGTGAATCTCGCCGTCTACCTCGTCGAGCCGGTCGTTCTGCGTGACTTCGCTGTCCGTCAGAGAGACGAGTCGAGTCGATACGCTTTCTCGCCATTTCTCGTCCTCTATTCGTCTGTAGTTCGATTCCTCATTGACCATGCTGTGAAGGTTCGGGCTGTGCCATACCTTCGTAATCCTCTTTGGGTTTATCGGAGCGTATCCGCGTGAGGACGACCTTCTCGTCGAGACGAACGGTCTTCATGCTCCGGAGCTCGTCGTGCTTCTCCATGATCGTGACTTGGTAATCGATCGGGACCGTCAAGAGGTCTCCTTCTTTATTCTGAATCGTTATCGTCGACTGTGTTTGATCGACGCTCTTGACTGTGCCGGAGAGACGAGTCCATTCGAGACAAGCGGTGCAAACAACGGCCGCGACTAGGATCGATTTAATTTTCATGTGGTGTTTCTCCCTCTTTAAGTTCTCTCGTTTCGTGGCCGTTGTGTTCCGGTTCCGTTGCCGGCGAAGGAAGCATCACGGTTAGGGCGCCGGCCTCGATCGCTTGAGAAATGCCGGCCGCGGCGACCTTGATCGCGCCGCTCATCGCGGAAATTGCGCTCTTCACTTCGACGACCTGATTCGCGACCTTGTCGACGGACGCGCCGCATTGCCGGCTCTGCTGAGAGCCTTCAAGACCGATCGTCGGCATCCACGCGACCGCACAATCCCATTGATCGATGAACTTCTCGGACTGTGGGTCTTTGCCTTGAACGTGTTGCCACCACCGACATTTGACGAGACCGCCGACTTCGTTCTTCGGAAAATCTTCGCGAGTTCCTTCGACGCAGAGCTTGCCGTTTAACGGACAGGCCCAAGCGGTTTTGGTTGCAGGGTCAATCATTCGAGCTCCTTTAACGGGAATTTATAGAAGGGCTTAATCGCCTCTTGGAGCTGTCCCTTCCGACTGTTCGGAGAGTAAACGGCCGGTGGCCGGTTAATCATGTGCTTTGAAATTTTGAGGATGACGAAAAGAGCCTTCATGGTTTCGTGGATCTCCGCGACGGACACTTTATCCGCGTCAGTAACGGCGAGACCGTTGAGGAACTCTTTCAGCCACGCTAATTGATGGTCATCGAGCATCGTCAATCCTTCGAGCAGTAAATGACGTCCTGATACGCGAGCGTGAGGTTCGTGAGAAGACTTCCGGTCGTGCCGCCGTGATTGTGCGAAAAGGCGTCTGTCGATCCTCCACCGTCGCTCTTACTAAATCGTTTTGCCGTGAACGCTTCGGTCGCGGCCGAGTTCGATTCAAACAAGCCTTGAATCGAAGCCGACGACGTAATGATGAGCCCTGCGGCCGCGCCTGCTCCTGACTCGGAATAGGTGTCGAGGTTATGAACGTGCGCCGGCGTAACGTGGGAATGAGTGACGCTCGAAATAGTGTGAGTGTGCGCGATGACGATCGGACTTGATATTGATTGGCTTCCTCCGGTCGTCCCTCCGGAAGTGCCGGTCACCACGCGGAGAGCTTTATCGTCTTGCGTGAGAATCTTTGTCCATCCGGTAGGTGGCGACGCCATATAGAAAAAGGTTTTCGATGCTCCCTCGACGGTGTGGTAACGAGTGTAATCGTCGTTCGCGCCCATCTTGTTAAGGCGCTGTTTACTGACGAGGAGTTTATTCACCCAGACCGCCGACATATCGGTATAGACCGAAGAGCTCCCGCTCGAATCCTTCGAGCAAAGAACGACGTCGAGGTAAGCCATCTGTAGCGAGCTCAAACTGCTTCCGATCGTGTGCGTGTGCGTGACACCGAAGAGAGTCGTCAGCGTCCCGCCGCCGCCGTCGTTCGCGGTCTGACCTTTAATACAGGTCAGCGTCGCCGCGCCGCCGCCCGTCGCGACAAGCTGATCGCTTCCGTCATAGGAGACATAGCCGCCGTCATTCCCCGACGCCATCGAGCTATGCGCTTGCGCTCGGATTCGGTGACGGTGATTCCCCATCGTGTGCGTGTGGTTTCCGTCCGATGACGTGGTGTGGTTGTGCGTGAGACTGACCGAGCTCCCGAAGCCAGTGGATCCACCGTTACCGCCGCCCGTTCCGCTTACGACGCGGAGCGCCTTGTCATCGTGGGTCGTTTCCTTCGTCCATCCGGTAGGAGCCGAGACCTGGCCGAACGGCATGATCGTTCCGCTCGGCGTCAGCCTCAAATAATTAAATTTGTCGTTCTCCGCGAGCTTGTCGAGGTCTTGGTAAGTGATCTTGTCTCCGGAAACGAACGCCGTCGTCATGTCGACGTATCCGGACGACGTGTCCTTCGTACAGACGAGCACGTCGACATATTTAAAGCTGAGGTCCGTCAGCGCGGCCGTCGTCGTGGCGTTCCCGTGAGTGTGAGCGCCGGCCGAGCTCGATGCGTCATAGGTATCGCCGAGACCTGGCGTAAAGCTGTCGAGGACGGGCTGTAAGGCGTTCTGCGTCGTCGCTCCGCTTGTGCCGGCCGTCCGGACCGAGACGTTCCCGCTTCCGATCAATATCCCGACGTTGCCGCTTCGATTGTTTGGAGCCGCGATCGCGAAGTCGTGCGAATGGCTCGATGCCGGTCCGTGAGTGTGATCGGCTTCCGACGTGATGCTGTGCGCGGTGTGCGCGAGCGCGATCGCTGTCGAAATGTCTTGGCTTCCTCCGGTGCTTCCTCCGGAGACGCCCGAGACGACGCGGAGAGACTTCCCGTTATTGCCGGTGTCCTTCGTCCACCCTGTCGGCGCGGACGCTTGGAAGAAGACGGCCTTCGTGCTCGTCTGCCATCCGTTCGCTTTCAGATAGGCGTCGTTCTCCCCGAGCGCGTCGAGCTTCGCTCGGAAGACAGGGTCTTTGTACGCGAATCCACCTACAAGGTCGAGGTATCCCATAAATTAGAACATCGTGTAGTCCGGAAGACCTCCGGACCCTTCGTCGCCGGCATAGGCGAAATTCTTATCGCCTGTCGTCGCGGTATCGTAATCGTCTGACTGAGGCGACTCGCCGTCGCCCTCGTCAACCTCCGAACCGATCGCGCCGACGACGGTGTTCGACGTCGCATCCTGTCGGACTCGGATCGAGACCGAAGCGGGATTCATGTCGAATTGTTTCGTGATCTGGATAATTTCTCCGATGATGTCGGTAAATCCGTACTTCGTATCGGTGACTTTGACGCGGTCTCCGATCTGCGTGAGGAGCGCATCGAGGCCGGTTGTAAAATCGATATTGAGCGGGGGCTCGGAATACTTCGCGAGGAGTTTCGATGCGAAGTCTTGGACGTGATCGCCCGACGTCGAGAACCAAGGAATTGAGAATCCCTGCGCGAGCTTCTCGTATTTTGTAATCGAGTCCGTGTTTGAATCCACGAAATGACCGTCGAGGTCGACCGACTCGTCGGACCAAGGCCACGTATTCGAGCCTTTGAAGTCGACGGTCACGTAGTTAATGACCTCGTCGATAGATCGCTGATAGCCGAGGAGCGTGATCTTGTCGGCGTCCGTGAAGCTCACGTAAGACGGTGTGAACGCGGGGATATAAGTCGTCAGCTTAATACGGCCGTCATTCCCTGTGAAGAGAGAGCCGAGGAACATGAGGATGAGCGATTGAATGAACTCGACGGCGTCCGTGTCGTAAGACGCGAAGCCTTTCAGCGAGAAGACGCCGATCGTGTCGATCGCCGCGATCGCTGTCGAGAACGATTCATAGTCAAGGTCGACATTCGCGGAGCTCTGCGTATGGTCAAAATCAAAGACGAGGTCGTGGAAGTTTTCTTGTACGTTCGTGTCCCACCGATAGCCGGTGAGGATAGACCAAATGATTTTGCCGGCGTTTAGACTAGACCATTCCGGATGCTGTTTGAATGAGAAGGTGAACTTGTCGCCGATGACCCAATTCGTGGATCCACCTCGGAGCGTTAGACGGATACCTTTCGAAGTAGAAATTAACTCCGTTCCGCTTGTCGCTGTGCCGGCCGATCCGGAGACAGACCCCACGACCGAGAACGTCGCGACTCCGTCCGCGCCCCCGAGCGTACAGGTAACGACCCAATCTTCATTGACGCTTTTAAAGGCGAGCTTCGCGAGTCCGGAGAGGTCGCCGTCGCCGACGTTCCCTCCGTCTGGGATAGCGACCTCGACCTCCGGTCGCGGGTGGATTTTCTGATCCATCACGCGCCATAGAAGGTCGCGACAGCGAAGCGTTACTTGCGAGACTCGCGGGTCCGCGATGATCTGATCGATGAATCCGACGCCTTGCGGTTCATATTCGAGCGTTCCGTCCGGAAGGAGATAGCCTTCGGAGATGCGAATCTTCGCGCCGTGGTAATCGAGCTCGAAAAGGAGCGACGTCGCCACGAACTCCGAGAAGAAGTCGTCATCGTTCCGGAGCACGACGTCGAACTGACCGGCTTGGATTTCATCCGGAGCCCGCTCGCGAACCTGTTGGAGCTGTGCTCCGTGAAGGTAGTAATCGCTGACGTCGGTGACGTTCCCGAGCTTGTCGATAAACTCGATCTTCGTGCGCGGAGCGGACCCCCGCTTCCGCGCCATCTCCGTTTGGAAGGCGGTGGAGACCATTTATTTAGGGTCGTACTTCTCGGCCGATTCGATGATCTCGATGATTTGACCCTGCATCCACGCGACGAGACCCATCTGATTGCCCTCGAATTTTTTGAGCATAAAGTTCAGGTCGTCGCTTTCAAGGATGAGATCCAGGAGAGTTTTTTCTCTGAGCTTCCCAACGATCCTCGTTGTCCGCCGCGCTTCGTCCGCGCTGTCGGCTTTCACGTTCCCGATCATCCGTAGGATCGCGCGGCGCGTCGGCATGTCCTTTGATTCGTCGGCATCGTCACCGACCAAAGACAGCATTTTCTCGTCGAGTCCATTGATTCTTTTTTGCATGGTGTCTCCTCTTTAGCCCTTGTCGGGCATCTGGGTTTTAGCTTTCTGGCTCTTCCGGCGTGTTGCCTTCGGCAAGCCACTTCTGATATTCCACCCAATCGACGTTTCCTTCATCCATCGGGATGTACGCGGTGTCTGCGATCCGTTGAATCACGTTGGGGATGACAACACCTTCGCGGCCTCTTACTTTTCGATACATACACTCCTCCTTATAAATCCGCTGTTAAATAGAGAGAGGCGTTGTCGTTGTTGCTGTAAAGCATGGTGACATTGCCTGCGACGAGGCCCGCCGCCACCGTCCCGTTTAAACAAATTTCCGTCGTGTGGAATGTCGATCCAATCGCAAGAGCGGTCATGGATATATTCCCAAACGCGGCCGAGGTGGTAACGAAGTTCGTCGCATTATTGACGGTAAGTGTAGGGATGACCCTCATGGGCACAACCAACTGCATATAGTAGGTATTGTTGACGGTGGTGTAATTCTGGCCGGTACAGAGCATGGTGTCCTGAGTCACTCCTCCGTAGACCTGGAAGAACCGCTGACAACGCAACAAATCGTTGGCAGGACTTACTGAATAAAAAGTGGACGCTGTCGATCCAAAGACGAGCATCGCGGAGTCCCAATAATAGGTCCCATCTTTTTTATCCCCTACGAAGATCATGCCTACGGAAACATAGAGCGAGGTTGTTGCCGCATTGACGGTCAACGACGCCGTGAGTGTTTCCCAACCGCCGCCGCCCGTGTGAAAGGACGAATATGACGTGGCCACGCCGTCGTCTATTCCAATTTTGACGGCACTGGCGACGCTGGTTTTTACTCTTATTGACACTGTAATTGCTTTCCCTCGATAATCCGCGTAATTTTCGATGAGCTGATAGACGGACCAGGTTTTAGAAGCTCCTGTCGACGTGTTCACCACTTTCATAGAGGCCAATCCGACGCCGTCAATCGTGGTTGTTTCCTTCGTTACGGTTACATTTGCCGCTTCGGTTGTACTGACTTTCCAGCGATCAGCCGTATAGGCGGTGCTCGCGGGAGCACTGAAACTCGTTCCTCTCTGCCAAATTTCAAACCCACCGTTATCGAGGAGGTTTGTTGTCGCATTGGTCCCCGCCGCGACGTCTGCCCATGAAAGGACTCCGGAACCGTCTGTCGAAAGCACCTGGCCGCTAGTTCCGTCATCGACAGGAAGGGTCAGCGTGTAATCTCCCGCAAGAGTCGCCGGCGCTTGGATCTTGGCGAAGTTCGTGCCGCCGCCGGATCCCTCACGGAATTTAATTCCCTTCTGGTTGTCCATGATGACGTCGCCGGTAAAGGTATCTCCAACGAGCGACGCCTTTGCGGTGAATTGAGTCTGAATTGCCGATGTGACACCCGACAAGTATCCGGCCTCTGTTGTTGTGACGGAGCTTACCGTATCGAAGCCGGAGCCGTCGGTGACCATGAGGCGAGACGCCGTTAGCGCCGCGAGTTTACTCCGAGCGATAGCGGCCGACGCGGATATATCACCGTTGACAATCGAGGTCGTAAGGACGAGCTTCGAATAGGCGATCGATCCCGCGAGGTCCGCGTTTAAAATAGCTCCCGTCAATGAGAGTTTTGAGTAAGCGATCGATCCCGCGAGGTCCGCGTTAAGGATCGCGCCTGTTAGCGCGAGCTTAGAATAGACGATCGCGGCCGATGCTGAAATATCGGCGTTGACAATCTGAGCCCAACCGCTCAAGAGGAAATTCGATGAGACTCCGGAGTCCGGAACCGTATAGGTCCGAGAAGAAGCCGGAGCCGTAAAGCTAACGGTCGTGGTGTTCGTCGTTCCGACGATGATCTGATTCGATGTCTTATAGAGTAGGAGCTGTTGCGAGGAGTTAACCGTCGCGGCGCGTGTCCCACCGGTGGAGACGTCGACCGTGTTCGCTCCGCTATGGTAAATGCCGGTGTCGAGGTCTCCGAGCGTCGTCCACGCGGGCGCGGTATTCGATCCTGCCGGCGCGATGACCTGGGTCGTGCTGAGACCGATCTTGTCGGAAATGAATTGCTCGACGGCGATCTGCTCAAGCGTCACGATATTGTGATAGTCCGCGTTCCACCGTTGCTCAAGGTCCACGCCGGCGAGATGCGTCGCGGGAGTCGTGCTGTCCGCTCCACGAACGACGCCGGTCAGCGTGTTTGATGTTTTGGCCGTGTAGTAAATAACCTCGTCGGTATCGACGAAGGTCATGTATCCGGAGTTCGGAAGCGCGGAAGCGTCGTCGACAGTTATGACGTCGTCGTCGAGGTCGGCGTTCACGTCGAGGACGACCATCGAATTGTTTTGAGCCGTCAATAGTTGAAGCTGTGTGGCTACTGCACCAGGGAAAATAGCGGCCATATTAAACCTCCGTCATGACTGCGTTACCACGAAGAAGGTCCGGACGACCGGCCGCGATCATGGTAAACGTCGGGTCTTGGACAAATTCAACCTTCCAGATATTCGGCATGGGTCTCGCACGTTCTCCGATCTTAAAGGTCGCCAGAAAGAACGTCCGCTTCGTGTTATGGAAGCGACGGAACTCATTGAGCTGTGCGTGGGCGATAAATTGCGATCCGGTAAACATGAGCTGAATGTTATTCTTCACCGTCAGAAATTCCGAGAGGAGCTCTCCGAGCCGGTTCCGGTCTTGGAAGCGATAAAGGTTTTCCGGAACGATCGTATAGACCGGAGGAAGGTCGAACCAGTAAAGGTCCGTGACGTCGTCCGGATCGAAGATCGTCCAATAGTGCTGAGGAACGTCGATCTCGTCGTCCGCTCCGGTATCGAGCCAATACGAACCGACTTCGGACCAAGGCTCGATCCAATCCGAGCCGGCCGCTCGCGACGGTCGCCACCGCCAGTATCGCTTGAGGTTATTCGCCTGTCCGTCGGTAAAACTGTAATCCGATTCGTCATGGCTCACGTCGACGAAGTTCGTCCGGAAGTCTGGGAAGAGACTGACTTGGACCTGATAATAATTCGCTCCGTCGACGCCGGCCCAATCAAGAGCGATGGTCGTTTGGTTATAAAGGACTTTCATTTGTGATGCGATGGTCAAGAGAAACGCGGCCCCATTCCAGGGTTGGGAGTTCCACATCCCCCCATTGATCCGGTAACTCAAGCGACACCCCTCCTCCTCGTAAACGGCCCCGTCGGAGTTGCCATCGTGAAGCGACGGATTGCCGGAACGATCTTTTCATTGATGAGCTTTTGCCAGCTTGCCGGATCGCCTTCGATAAACTGGCCTGAAATGTTGACGGTGATTCCTCCACCGCTACCGCCGCCGTCCGTCGCGTGAAGCGGAGAGATGGTCTCCGGACCGGCTTCGCCGGCCATGATCTGTTTGCCGCTCCTGAGTCCTGTGATAACGGACGGCTCCGTGATCGTTCCTCCGGACGCCGCGTGAGTAATAGCGCCGGCTCCCGCGACGACGCCCATCGCGTTTGAAATGGCCGCGCCGACAGGACCGAAGGATTCGGCCGCTTCACGGAGCGCGAGGAAGATGAGCATCTTGATAATCATTTTGATGATCCAAGAGATAATCTCCGTCGCTAGGTCTTGCCAGAGAGCTTTCATCGCTTCCCCGAAGCTCTTGCCTTGAACGAGCGCGGCCGCGAGTCCGTCGGAAAGTCCCTGTGTGAAGTGATTCGCGAATCCTCCGACGGCTGTCCACATATCCGCGCTCGTCGTAACAAAGTTCTTCGCGAAGTCGATCTGCGCGGCCTTGAGCGCGGCGGCTTGTTCGCTCCGGAGCTTCATTTCTTCGGCGAGCTTGTCTTTCGTGTATTGGCTCTGCTGATCCGTGACCGCTTGCCATTGGACATAGGTGTTATGGAATTCCTTGACCTTCGTCGCTTCGTTCGTCACTAAAACGCCGGTCGTTTCGGCTGAGATGAGTTTTTGAGTCTGTAGCGCGGCGATCTGATCCTCGATCCAATTATTCGTCTGCTTTATTTGAGACGCGAGCATTCCGTACAATTTTCCGATGACGGGAATGTGCGACTCCATCTCGAAGATTTTCTGAATGAGACCGGTGATCGTGAGGACGATTGTTCCGAGGATCGATATAGCGAAGGTCTTAAGGAAGTCTCCTAGGCTGTTAAATTGAGCGCGGGCGTTTCCGATGACGTTGAGCGCGTCAGTCGTTTTCTGGATGAGGTCCGTGATCCACTTAATCATGCCGCCGCCTTCTCCGGCGATGATTTTCCCGATCGCTTCTTGGAGGTGATTGAACGCATCGCCCATGAGCTTCATTTGACCCGTGAACGTGCCGGCCTGCGCGGTCGAAGCGTCGCCGAACTTCGTGTTTACTTCCTGTAGGACGCTCGCGAATTTCTTAGTCGGATCGAGGTTCTTATTGACTTGGATTCCGTACCGCGACAGCGTTCCGGTGTTTCCTTCGAACGCTTTCCCGAGGAGAGTCGCGGCGCTATTTAGGTCGATACCGGTCGCGGCCGATAGATCGAGCGCGGCCTTCGTCGCTTTATCCATCGCGTCGCCCTGTAGCCCGAAGTTAACGAGGACGGTCTGCGCGGACGTGATGAGGTTGTCTTCGACGCCGGTGAGCTGTTCGAAGTGCGCGGAGGTATCCTCAAGGTGCTTGACCATCGACTCGGACGCGATCCCGTGATTCTCAAGGGCGCGGGTGAGCTTCGATATCGCGGCCTCTTGCTCGGAATACGCTTCGAGTGATTTCTTGAAGAAGTCCGCGATCGCGGCAAACGAGAAGATGCCGGCGAGCTCGCCGATAAACGCTTTCGCACCACCCGAGAAGTCTTGGAGCGCGTCCTTACTCTGTCCCATGACCTTTTTAAAGTCACCGGCATTGAGCGTCAGTTTTACTTCTACTTCACCGGCTGAGGTTGCCACTCTTTTTCACCCTTCCTTTGCGGACCGGAAGCCCTGAGCTCCGGAGCGCGTCTCCGATCGGTTTCGGCGCGTTTTTCTTAATCATGGCCGCCACGACGAAGTCGACGGGCGGGTACTCTTGAATCTTCCGCAACAGACTCGATATCAACGGCCACGTCAGCTCGTCTACGTCTTTAGGGCGCCATCCGTAGGCGATTCCAAAGAAGTGGTAGAGCCAGATTTCTCCGATGATGTCTCCGTCGTCCGGTCCCCGCTTGCCTCCACCGCCACCGGCGCGGGAGCCTTGGCGGTCTTTAGAAAAAAATCTCCTAACCCGTTGATCGTGATCGCCGTGACGAGAATCTCTTTCATGATCGGGACCGTTAGGTTATCGTCGATCCACTCCGTCGTTAAAAACGGGTGGCGCTCCTTCGTGAAGAGGAGAGGGATCATCTGATCGATATAGCCTTCGACCATCGCCGGTACGACGGTTAACAGGTCGTCAGCGATCGCCTTTTTATCGAACTTCTGTCCGATGTCTGCGATGATCTTGATGATTTTCTTGAGCCGTCCGAGCGGGAGCGGTTCGACGACAAGCGTCTGCTCTCCGATTTTGAATTCCTTCGTGTCTCCTGCTTTAAGTGTCGGGGTCATGCTTTAGCCTCCGTGGTCTCTTGCGGAGCGGCCGCTATCGGCTCCTCGCGCTTAGGATCGAATCCGTTGATCTGAAATTGATGTACGAGGGTGTGGGATTGGACGACGACGCCGTCTTGCCGGCGTGTAACGCGCTCGGTGAAATCCTGTAGCGGGTTCGGGATGTCCTCGCGGAATCCGTCGAGTTCTTCATACGCTTGACGATTGAAGAGGAGGACGTCGGCCGGCTCGCCGTTCGTAGTCGGCACGGCGGCCGCCACGCGCTCAAGTGCGATCGACTTCACCATTCCCGACAGCCAAAACGGTTCGAACACGACGGTCGGTTTCATGACGACGCCGTATTTCACCGACGCGAACGCGAACATAAAGCGGATCGCGAGGTTCCACTCGGCCGCGAGGTTATGCTCCTTCTGGAATTGGAGGACGTTGATATTATGATTGCGACGAATGCTTTCGAGATATTGCCGCGTCTCCCAACCGCTCATGTTATCGACGATCGTCAGCATGTGACGGTAGTCGGTGAACCCAAGGATCGAGTGATAACAGAGCTTGAAGAAACGAAGGTTATCGCGGATCGGGAGCGCGATCGCGACAGCGCCTTCCGGTGGGCTGGCGCGAAACGGCTTCGTTGAAGGAGGCCATTCGTTCATTTCACGGCCTCCATTTCACGGATGAGCTGATGGAACGGAACGACGGTCGCTTCCGGTGGACAGAATTTCTCGATCGCGGCCGTAAGCGACATGGTCGCGACGACGTCCTTCAACGCGCCGGCCGGCGACGTGTTGATCGTCGGAATCTTCCAATGCGAAATAAATCCGAGCAGGACTTCGTGATACCACGCGAGTTCGGGGTCCATCCGGTAGGACGTGCCCTTGAATTCCTTAACGTAAGACCGAGCGACGCGATCGTCATTGTCGTAAAGCGTTTTGATCTCATCGGGGATCCACTCGCCGGTATCCTGAGACCATTTGTAGTCTCGCGCTCGATAGCGCCAACCGACGCCGTTCCCGTTTCCGACCGACGTGATCGGGTCATAGCAGAAGTCCATACCGACGAGGATCGCGGGGGAGCAGCCGAGCGCCTTGCTAAGAAGAAACGCCATGTTTCCGACGGTCGCTCCGGACGGTATCTGTCCTATGTGGCTGTAGACGTGACCGAGAATGAGCTCCGAGAGCTGATCCGATTGATGGAACTGGTTATAGAAGAGCTTCGGTCCGGTCCATGAAGCGATCGCGTCCGGATGCGAGCACGTATTAAAGAGGATCGGGATATCGTGAGGGTGGACGTCGGCCCAGAGCTTACTTTGATCGGGCTTACAGTCGAGCGTAAAGACGATGTCCGGACGGATTCCGTTCGCGAGGAGAGCGCGGAAAGCCGCGTCCGTTGAAATGATGATTGAGCGGCCGCGAGCTTCCTTGAGCGCCGCGATCGAGCTGTCAAGACTCGGACCGACTCCGACAATGAACGCCGGTAAGCCCTTCGCGGAGTCGAGAAGGTACGCGACGCCCTTTGATTGCATGACGAGAGGATAGTTCCTGTAGGAGTTTTTAGCCCATCGGTAAAGCCAAATATCCGACGCGGCCTTCTTCATATTACCACCGACGTTTTCTGCGTCCGGACGGACTTTCACGCCCCGCTTAATAGGAATGTTCGCTTCTTTGAGTTCTTTTTCTAGCGACGATTGGCTCATGGCTCTTCGTCCTCCTTCTTCTTTGCCGCCGGCTGTACCGGTGGTTCTGAGTTCATCCGACTGTTAATCAGGTGGCCGCGTCTTCCTGCACGATCTCGAAGAGATTCCCGCCTTCCGGCTTCGTAATGTCGACGAGAGCTCGAAACGCGACGTTGTGCATCGCGAAGTTTCCGGACTCGCGGTCTTCAAACGCGAGCTTGAAGTCCGTGTCGGCGTGGGCCTTAAAGAAGCTGATCTGCCACGCTTTACCGGTGTCATCGCGGACGACATAATCCATCCGGAACGTCGATGGAGTCTTCGTCTCGCCACCGAACGCGATTGCGCTCGCGCCGGCATCCGAGAAGGAATACTCGACGGAGACATACTGTCCGACCGTCATCGCTCCACCGGAAACGTAAGTGAAGTTTGTCGTCGCGACGGTGTAATCTGTCGTCGTGACATAAGTCGTTTTACGATCGAGACTCATGACCTTGAACGGATGCGTCGTATCGATGACCGGCGTTTCTGACAGCGTGACGGCCGATCCGGACGCGACAACCTTAACGATTTCGCGCTTCTGGACGGTCTTCGCGGCCGTCTCGATTGCCTGAGTGATTCCGAACGCTCGACGAAGCTGTGCGACTTTGAGGTCGCAGACTTCGGCGGAGAGCGTGACTTCCTCGCTCGTAGACTCCGCTTTCTGATCGGCGATGTTATTGCCGGCCCGTTGATAGGCGTATTCGCGCTTCACATGAAGCTCGACTTTGCCTTTTAAATTCCCGACGAAAACTCCGTCGAGGTAGATGTCTCCCACCCCGAGGACCATCCGACGAGATTCGGCGTATGCGTTGTTATTAGCTCCTGACATGATGTCTTTCCTCCTTGCTTAGATTGGATCTTGCGCTTTGACCGTTGCGAAAAACCGGAAGCGCAAATCCTTTTTTTGTACCGCGAGTTGCTCGTCGAACCCGTCCGGCCCCTCAAAATCGAAGACCGACGACACTCCTCCGATCTGGGTCGCTCCTCCCGAAATAACCGAGAGGTCGTGCTGAATGCCGTCAAACAGCCTCATAAGACGGAAGCCGATCGTTTCGTAATCCTGTGAAAAAATCTCGAAGCTGACAAAGACCTCGCGGACCTGCCGCGGGATACTTCCCTTCACGGACGACAGGATTGAGTAAACGAGTCCTGGCGACGGCGGGTCTTTGACCTGATAGGCGTGTAGGAACCGTACAGGAACGCCGGAAAGGGGCAAGGTTTCGCCTAAAAGGTTCAAAATGCCTCCTGTACCGCTATCGGCCACAATTCGCGCATAAACGATTCGCTCGACCTCTTTCATATCCCCGCTCGCTTGGTCGCCGCAATCATGGCCTTCTCAAATGTCCGGATGTTCTCTAGGAGCGCCGGCGAGAGGTACGGCCGCGCTGTCATGCGCTTCGTTCCCCACTCCACATAGGAAGCGTATTCCGCGTTCGCGACTATGATCGCTTCGACGTTGTCGTCGGTGATGAGAATCCCGCCAGGGAGAATCGAGCCTTGAAGAAAGCCGGTCTTTACAGGGACGCGGCCCTTCGCGTTATTGATGACTTCCTGCTGTACGGCTTCGCATCCGTCGACGACTTCCTTGATGACGTTGTCGGCGTAATGCGACAGGTTCTTTATGACCTGAGAGACATTGATCTCTGCGCTACCACCCATCTAAAC